TTGGTCAGCATTGAATAACAATGTATGGAATGGTGCTGGATTTACTCAAGCAGCAGCAGGTGCAGTTGGTGCAGCAGGTGATTGATTCTATAACACTCAAGGTGGTTGGTTCCAAACTTTAGGTACTAAACTTCAAAAAGTATCTAACAAAATCCACCAAAAAACTTTAAGAGGTGGTGCTAACTTCTTAGTAACTTCTCCAGCAGTTGCAACTATTCTTGAGTCTATCCCAGGATTCGCAGCTGATACAGATGGAACTAAAATGGAATTTGCAGCAGGTGTACAAAAAATTGGTGCAATCAATAACCGTTACACAGTTTACAAAAATCCATACATGAAAGAAAATGTAATATTAATGGGATTCAGAGGAGCACAATTCCTTGAAACTGGAGCAGTTTTCTCTCCATATATTCCATTAATCATGACTCCATTAGTATACGATCCAGTTAACTTCACTCCACGTAAAGGTGTTATGACACGTTACGCGAAGAAAGTAGTTCGTCCAGAATTCTACGGAAAAGTATACGTACACGGATTAAACACTCTTTAGTAGTTTAACGACTTAAAGATTGATTTTGAAAGGGGTGGCTTAGGCTATCCCTTTCTTACTGTTTTGATATTTATAATTGTATGAATGAATATGGAAATTTTATTAGAAGAGCTGATCTTATTAAAAATTTAATAGCTCGGCAGCAGCTGGATGAAGAAACAGCAACATCAAAGCCGAATAAAGCTATTGTAGACGCAAACAAACAACGTTGGCTTAAATATCAAGAATTGCTTCGAGATAGCTTAACCGCGCGAATTGCAGCTGCAAATAGTAGTGGTGGAACTCCAAGCGGTGGCGGTTACGGCGCTTTAACTACTGCGTGGATAGCGGCTCGTAGTATTACAGATGTGCCTACAATAAACGCGGTTAATACTTTTGAAACAGATATAAGTTCAATAGTTGGTAAATTTCACCATATACACTTTTTATTCAATGGTGATGCGACTAAAAACAACTATAATTTTATAGGAAACTCAACGTTTAATTTAACGTATTTTGGCTCAATTACACACGCGAGTACGGGTATAAAGTCAACTACAAACGGTTATTTTAAAACTGGCTATATTCCTTCAACACATAGCACTTTAAATTCAGCACACCAAAGTATTTATTCACGTACTTCAATGGGATTAGCTGCAAAATGTGTATTCGGTGCCTATGGAAATAATGGAGGAAGTTCGATTGTTGCTCCTTTTTGGGATGGCTCTCCTAGATATGTATTTAATCAAAATGGTGTTTATACTGATAACCAACTTTGGAATAGCCCTACAACATGGAGTGATTCAAGAAGATTTGCAATAGGTTCAAGAACTTCTTCGACTGCAGTTGAGGGTGGAATTAATAATGTTTATGTTGCTAAAACTTCAAGTATTGTTTCAACATTTAGACCAGATGTTGAGGTTTACGGTTTAACAATGAACTATTTAGGCAATCCAACTTTTTATTCAGACAACGAGATTTCATTTATTTCACAAGGTACAGGTTTAACTAGTTCCGAAATAGTGATATTAAACAACGCAGTAGATACATTAATGACAACTTTAGGAATAAACGTATAAGATGAATACAGCAATTATAACAATAGAACAGAAAGCAAGTTTAGAGGGTGTTTTAATAGCACCTTATACTTACTTTAACTTAGAACTATACGATGTTAACGATAACATTTGTATAGATTCAGATTCAATAGATATGTGCGACATTCAATGGTTGAAAGATTTACCATTAATTGAATACGTGCCAAAACCACAAGTTAACCCTTTTTAAGAAATGAGAGAATTTGTAGATGACTAATTCACGAGAACAGATTAAATTGATATTTATATAAAAAGAAAATAATATATGGCAGCACCAAGAACAAAATATGAAATGTTTGCTGAAATACGTTATGCCGGTCGTCTTATAGATGTATTGGATCGTATACGAGCAATTAGATTGGTATTAATGGTTCACATTGAACAGGATTTAGGTCAGGATAGAGAGTTGATTAAAATTAAGGTAATGACTCCATACCCACCAAAAGAAACATTTCATGCAATTAGAAGATTAAGTTTAGGTAAAATTGAGGCATTGCGTGATATGTCATTAAGAGAATCAACATTAACTAAATTATTATAAACTAACTTAAGTTATTTATGGGTACACTGAACACAAGTAAAACACCTCCGAAAACAGATGTTAAATTCAGCTTAACACTTTCAGAAGAACAAAAAGCAGCAAAAGAGAATATTATAAAAACACCATGGAACTTTATAATTGGCAAAGCAGGAAGTGGTAAAACTTTGTTAGCAGTTCAAATTGCATTAGATTTATTTTTTAAACGACGTGTTGATAAAATTATAATAACAAGACCGACAGTGTCAACAGAAGATAACGGATTTTTACCTGGAACAGAAAAAGAAAAGATGGATCCATGGTTAGTTCCAATCCGTGCTAATATGCGGGATGTTTATAACAAACCTGAAATATTAGAGAAACTGGAAAAAGAAGAAAACATTGAATTAGTTTCATTAACACATTTCAGGGGAAGAACATTTAACAATTCAGTTTGCATCGTAGATGAATTTCAAAACTTAACTAAACAACAATTACAAATGGTATTGGGTAGGTTAGGTAAAAACTCAATTATGATTTTATGTGGTGATAAACAGCAAATAGATTTAAAATTTAAAAATGATTCTGCAGTTCATGAGATTGCTAAATTAAAACCATCTAAATGGGTTTCAGAGACAGTATTAAAAGATAATCACCGTCACGAAGGATTAGATGAGATTTTAGAACTATTAAATGAAAATTATTAATATTTATATATAAAGGAGAAATATAATGGATTACAGTGAAAATAAACCAATTTGGCCAGGTAGCTCATCATTCACTACCGGTTCTACGCCTTTTGGATTTTTTGATGCAGATCCATTATTTCAACAACACGCAGACAGTTTTGCAAAATATGCAGCACAGCATGTTGGATATCCAATAATGGATGTCGAGCTTATTGATATAAATTTTTATACAGCATTCGAAGCAGCGGTAGTAGAATACTCAAATCAAGTTAACCAAGTTAATATTGTTAATAATTTAGTTAATACATTAGGAGTACAAACTGGTTCTAGTTTTTTACAAGGACAAAGTTTTACCGGTGCTGCAATTGGTACATCGTTAAATTTTATAACAAAATTATCTAGAGCATATGGTACTGAAGCTGATAGTGGAGGTACTGTTAAATGGAAAAAAGCAAAGATATCAGTAGAAGCTGGAGTACAAACATATAGTATACGAGATGCAGTTTCTGCATCATTAGCATTAGAAAGTTCATCTTTATCTAATACTAGTTCAATTGAAATTAAACGTGTACTTCACAATGCGCCTCCTGCTATTACTAGATATTTTGACCCATTCGTTGGAACTGGTTTAGGTTCACAACAATTAATGGATTCATTTAATTTTGGTGGATTCTCTCCATCGATTAGTTTTATGATGATGCCAATTCACGCAGATTTATTGAGATTACAAGCAATTGAATTTAATGATCAAGTACGTAAATCACATTACTCATTTGAGATACATGGAGATGATATTAAGTTTTGGCCAATACCAACATCTGGTACAGGTTCGTCAGCATCATCTATACATTATAATGAAGTTTGGTTTGAATATTTATTCGAAGAAGAAAAAAGCAAAGACGCTATTTTATTTGGTAATACCGCACTTCTAAACGGAGTTGTAAGTGACGCATCAAATATACCATATACATATCAACCATACGGGAGCATTAATGATATGGGCCGTGCTTGGATATTGAAATACGGAGCAGCAACCGCAAAGGAAATGTTAGGCTTTGTTCGTGGCAAATATTCATCAATTCCAATTCCAAATGCAGAAGTTACTTTAAATGGTGGTGAGTTAGTAACACAAGGCCAGGCTGAGAAAGAAGCATTAATAACTCAGCTTCGAGAATTTTTAGATAAATTAACAAAAGAACAAATGCTAACTCGTCAAAATGCTGAATCGACTCAAATGAATGAGATTCTAGCAAAAGTTCCGCTTAAAATATATGTTGGGTAAGGAGAAAAGATATGGCACTATTTGGTGGAAAACGAGACGCAAGATTTTTAGCATCGATTAATAGAGAACTATTAAACTCAATTATAGATACAGAAATTGAATTTTATAAATTAATTGTAGAAGCAAGTGATTCTAATATTTACGGCGAATCTACCGCAAAATCATATTACAATTCAATATTAATTCCATGTTTAATAACAAAAGAAACTAAAACTTCTAATATGGATGATTATGGTCATACATATAATCGTACAGCTCAATTTGGAGTTTCTCGAGATATTTTAGAACGTGCAGATTTTTATCCTGAAGTTGGTGATATCATATTATGGGATAATGAATATTATGAAGTAGATAATGTTGATTCGAATCAGTATTTTGTAGGTAAAAATCCAGAAACATGGCCGAATGGTTCGGAGCATGGTTACAGTGTATCTGTGTTAATAGATGCTCACGCAACTAGACAAACACCAGCTGGAATTAAAAATTTACGTAGAGGTGGAGATAATAATTCTCCTGCATACAAAGGATTCTAATGTCAAATTTTAATAGAGAAAATATAGATCGTAAAACTAATAAACCTAATCCAGTAAAAACAGGAGGTTTACAGAATGATCCTATTTTAAATAGAGCTGATCAAACAAGACGCGATACTGATGTAATTAGAACACCAAAACGAACTGCATATGATATTGATTATGCAATTAAATGGTACATTGAAAATGAAATACGACCACAAGTTACTGATAATGGACAAACGATTACAGTACCAGTTATATTTGCAAACGGAGAAAAATGGGATAATGTTCGTAGATTAGGATATTTACGAGATGAAAAGGGAATGCTCCAATCTCCTATTATAATGTTGAAACGAAATTCAATTGTAGAACGTGATACTGTAAAAGGATTAGATGTTAATCATACACATACTAGTTCACATATAATACATCGCAGTAATAGATATAATTCTAGAAATAGATTTGAAGATGACATATTTCCAATACCAACTAATGAACCAGTATCATCTAAACAAATATTCTTAATTAATATACCTAAATATGTAACTATTGAATATGATATCATGTTGTGGTGTGATTTTACAACGCAAATGAATGAGTTAGTTGATCAGATATTACCATATGGTAGATTTGCATGGGGTAATGAAGGAAATGTATTCCCAACTACATTAGGGCAATTTTCATTTGAAACAGTGAATACCGTTGGAGAAGATAGATTGGTAAGATCTACAAATACATTAACGGTTCAAGGTACATTATTATCAGAACAAGAAACTAGAATTAATACATTAAAAACGATGTATTCGGTTAAAAAAGTTTCATTCGATCAAGTAATAGATGTTGGGGTTGATTTATTTAATACGACAACGGTACCAGTACAATTATTACAAGTACAATCTAGAATTGTAAGTGGCGGATCTGTTGTAGCAACAGGTGGTGGTAGTACCAATACAATTAATGCAGCTACAATGTTATATTTAACTGCGTTAACTGAAAAACAATCAACTCGTGTAAATGCAACAACAGTAACAATTGCAGGTACACCAAAAATAAATCCAATTACATTTGCAACTTCTACGGGTAATGAATTTGATTTATATATTAATGGTCAATATATTGATAAACAATGTTATACATGGACTCCTAATGATTTATTAGCAACACAAACAATTGTATTTGATACGGTAGCATTAGGGTATGCAATTGATGTTACAGATTTAATAATCGTTAAAGGGAGATGGGCATAATGGCATATACAAGACAATTTAAACCATCACAATTACTTCCTGGATTACTTTATGATATAACAGCATCATATGCAGTGACAGCATCATATGTATTAGGAGCTTCAGATCCATATCGTATTATATCAGGTAGCATAACTGCTACAGTTAGTCCAACGGATAATATTTTTTTAATTAAACAAGGAAACACTCCAATTCTATCAGTTACACAAAGTGGAGTATTAGTTTTAGCAACACAGTCAATGAATTTATCAGATCCTGCACCTGTTGGTGGAATATATTTTACATCTAGTTCTTTATTTGTTGGGCTAGAATAAATTTAATAACATATTTATATTAAACATAACATAGGAATAACATAACATGGCAAATTGGAAAAAGGTATTAGTCTCTGGTAGTACGGCAAACATTCCGTCATTACAAGTAGATAACTTAACATCTGGCCAGGTCGTAATAGGTGGTGGTGCTAGTAACTTAAGTACAACTGCTATTAATGGTACTGGTACAATTGTTGCAACTACCGCAGCATCAGGATTATCACATTCAGGTTCATTCTCAGGATCATTTACAGGAAATGGTAGTGGATTGACCGGTGTAACTGCAGGTAGTTTAACAAATGCATTAACAATCGGTGAAGGTTTAGGTGGCGCGGCTTCTTATAATGGATCTGTGGCTGTTACATTAACAGTATCAGGTGCTGCGGATTTAACAAATAATATTATCACAAAATGGAATAACACTGATAATAAGTTTGCACCATCTAGTATTACAGATGATGGTACGAATGTATCTGGTACTACATCAGTTAGATTCACAGGTGCTAATTCGGCATTAACTGGTTCATTTACTGGTTCTTTTAAAGGTGATGGTAGTGGTTTAACAGGATTAGTATCTACATTAAATATTAATGCAGGTACGGGTGGTCCTAGTACAGTTGCATTAGCATCACAAACATTAACTATTGCCGGTACATCAAATGAAGTAGAAACATCAGTATCAGGTCAAACAATAACAGTTGGGTTACCTAATAGTGTATCAATAACATCTGATTTAACAGTTGGTGGTAACTTATTTGTAAATGGTACTGCAACATATATCAATACACAAGATTTATATGTAGCTGATAAATTTATATTATTAGCATCTGGATCTGCTGGTACTACTGATGGTGGTATTGTTATTGATAGAGGTTCATTAGCTGCCGGTAATATTGCATTTGGTTTTGATTCTGCGACAGGTCGTTGGGGATTCCAAGATGGATTAATTGATACGAGTAACGCATTAGATCCAACATCAGCATCAGGTGTAAGTGGTTCATTTATGTCATATGTATTCACAGAAGCATCACATGGTGCAACAAAACCAATTACAGGTGAGTTTGCTAAAGAAGGTGCAGTTTATACAGCAAATGATGGCACAATTTGGATGTATGCATAAAATTAAATAAACTAGTTATGTCTATAGTAAATAAATTAAATAACAATGATAAAAATTCCTCTCCGGTTAATCAAACTAATCGGGAGGAATTCATTTTAATTCAACAAGAAATTGAGTACTTGTTAGAGTTAATTAAAAGTTCAACGTTCAAGGGTGAACAATTAGAAACGTTATATAATATTGTATATAAGTTACAGCAACAATATCTATCACAAAAATAAATAAGTTATGTTTACAGCACAAGATTTAAGTGTATTGCGTCAATCATTAGATACAATCACATTAACAGGTAAAGATGCAAAGTATATTGCATCACTTCAAATTAAACTGGAACAAGAGTTAGAAAAATTAACACAACCAACAGTTCCAATACCAGCAACTCCTCCTACAAAAAAATAATGTATTTCTAGAACATTTTATATTTATTATAAAATAATATTGTTGGCCGCAAGGAAGTAGGCATATACACGGCATAAGTGTATGTATCTAACCACAATATAAAAAGGAAATACTATGCCCAATTGGAAAAAGGTCTTAACTTCTGGCTCTGCAGGAGAACTATCATCATTATTTGCCCCTAGCATAACAGGTTCACTCTTAGGTACTGCATCATTTGCACAAACAGCTTCAATTGCACTTCAAGTATCAACTAGTATATCCACACAAAACTTACAACATAACGTACTATTTGTAGATACATCAGGACCAGGATTTATTCAAGTAGATGGAGGTTTAAGATATAATCCTAACCAAGATCTATTAACAACTACCTCCTCATACACTCTTCTA